CAACAACTTTCAGCAGCATAACCATAGTCTACTGCTTTAACTCTTTCCCACCACCCCGGTAACTCGAAAGGTGGTATGACGTGAACCGGAGGTTCAAACTCAGCAAAGGCTGCTCCTTCATTTATATCCCAGTTACCTTCTAGCAGTTGTTTTCTTTGAACTGCCGGTAAGGACTGTAGCATCCTTTCGTATTCACCGTCTTCTGCTAAGTATGGATTATCCTGTAACTTAGCTGGTATAAACTTTCTAGTGAGACCGTCTTTACCTATAAAACTTTTATTCTCTGTTGCAGGTTCTACGTATCTCTTCTTAACCCAAGCAGCACCAACACCACCGGGGTTAGCTGTACATCTTAGATATGTTTTAAGTTCTGGATTGGTAGTTCTTAAACGTGATGCTAAGTAGTTCCATCCAAACTCTGTGGGTAAGTGAGTTATCTCATCAAACCCTATCCAACTGTACGCTTGTCCTTGGTAACGATAAACATCTGCATCTCGTTCCAAGAACCCAAACTCAATCTTTGCTCCACTTGGGAACTGCCATAACTTTTCTACTTCTTTAAACTTAGCACCTTTAAAGGCTCTAGGATAAAGTTCTCGAGATTTATCTATAATCTCTCTAAGTTCTGGCATAGACCTCCTAAGTATCAAAGCTCTATGCTCTGTTATGTGGCAGTATCGCAACGGGTCTATTAACATTGCAAAACTTTTACCACCACCTGCTGCTCCACCGTAAAGAACATCTTTCTCACCAGCAGCAAGGAAGTCTGTTTGAGGTCCTTCGTTTGGCATAAAAGCCACGTAAGAACCTGTTTCATCTATATGTTTCTGTATAGGGTCAGGTAACTTCTTAGTTTCTGACTCAGTTAAAACATTAGATGTTAAAACTTTCTCTTCATCGTCAAGTTCTTTCTTGACTCTAGCTAAACTTCTTGTTAGCTTTTTAACTTTCTGATTCTTTTTAGTTAGCTTCTTTTTTGCTTGTAAAGCCAACTTAAGTCCAGATAGTTCTGAATTTTTAGGTCTACCGGGTTTCTTCTTCGGAGTACCATCTTTCTTTAGTATATAGCTCCCATCAGGATTTGTCAAGTATTTTTCTGAATTATTTTTATTTTCGTCCATATACTTTGTCTACGTGTTTTTTCAATCCGGGTCTAGACATCTTACGTCCTGTTTCTGCCTCTAACCAATCTACTCCAATACCTAGACTAATTTCACCATGAAATACAGCTTCTGAAACTTCTTTTAATATTTGTAACTCTTCTTCAATAGGTTTTAAATAACCTTCAAAGTCTTCATCCTCTTGATATCCGAATGGAACTGTTGAGGATGTTCTTCTTATATATTCTTCTGGAATAAACATTATTTTACCTTTCTATACTTTCTAACTTTTCTAGCTGTCTTCTTTGGTTGCTTACTAAACTGTTTTCCTTTTTTAGTATCTTCTCTTTTTTTTCTTGTTGTTCTTGCGTATTCTTCTTTTGAGAGTGCCTTAATAGCTTTCTCTGGGAGATACCTTTCCCCTGTTTCTGACGACTTTTTACCACTCTTGGTACGCCACTTTTGTTTGGTCCAAGCCCTAAGACTTCTTTGACTTTTTGCTAATGTCATGTTTTTTTAATATTTTTGCTTGTGCAGTTTTACTTAGTTCTTTAAAATGAAACAAAGGCTTACTTGTTTTAGTATGAGTTTTACCTGTATGTATTTTACCGTTACTCATAGCATGTTGATTACCTTTCCATTCGGTACCGTCTCTAAGATAGTGTCCTTGAGACTTCCAGCTTTTTGAAGTTTGTTTAGCCATTTTTTTTCCTTTTCCTTTTTGTAGTGGCATTACTTATAGCCTCCACCTTTAGCTTTGTATTCTTTTGCAAGAAGCTGGGCTTTCCGAGCAGACCATTGTCCGGCTTTACCACCTTTAGTACCAGCTTTAATCTTTTCGAAAAGCCTCTTACGCATAGTCGGTTTCGTATAGTTACCGGCTTTGTTTACAGTCGACTTTTTCTTAGTCGTTGTCGTTTTTTTTCTTGGCATTATCATTCTCCTTTTTCTTACCGAAAATTTTATCCCAGTTCTCACTAAACTCATCACGAGTAATGTTACCGGGTTTGCCTTGATTACGTCTCATAGACAATCTACTGTTTTGTTTGTGTAAGGCTTTGAATTTAAAGTGTCCTGCGTGTGGCATGTTATTTTCCTATAAATGTCTTTACTACTTTTTGTAGCCTAGAACATTTCATAAGTTTATGAAACTTTTTAAAGTACCTACTTACCATTAGTCTCCTTTGACTACCATTTAACTTTGTCAGCCCAATAAGCTGCTGACATTTTTCCTTTCTTAATATTCTTAGCGTGTCTTGCTTTAAAAGAACGTCTCTTGGCTTTCATTCTGTCTGATTCACCTGCTTTAGGTTTACCAGCAGTACCTGTAAGACTACCAACCTTTTTACCTTGTTGTCCAAATCTAATTGTTTTTATTTTGTCACCTTCTTTAGCAACAACAATATGTGATTTAGTTTTATGTCCCGGAGTTCTTTTAGGTTTGTTATAACCTGATACTCCAGCTCTTTCTAATCTTGGGTCTTTTTTAGCCATTAATGTACCGTCCTTTTAGTTTCTATATTTTCATGTTGTAACTCTTGAATCTCTCCAAGTACTAACAATCCGTATTGTATAGCTATCCTGTTAGCTTCTCCTACAGTCTCTGCTTTGATGTAAGGACCTAAAGAAGATTTATCATCCATATCTACAAACTCAGTTATCCAAAGTTTCATATTCAATCTTCAACTACTTCGTAGTCACCGTCTTCAGTTTCTTCTAAATCTAAAGGTGCCTTATCAGGCATAAGAAAGATACCACCACTATTCATATTATGATTAATATCTACTTTATCTACTTTAGAAACTCCAACCCTATCAAGTAACGTCTGTGCTGCAGCTAATTTGTTATTAGCCTGTACAATGGGTCTTTTAGATTCCATTATCTCTACGACCTTAAAAGCTGCCCTAGGGGCTGAATTAGCTAGTATCTCTTGAGTGAGTTCTAGTATTTCAGACTTTAAAGTCTTTACAACGTGATGGTAGTGAGAAGTATAACCTGCAAGTTCAGCAGCTTTCTTAGCATCACCACCTGTATCGACTAGATGATTAAGAAAGTCCTGTTGCTTTTCAGTTAGTTCTCTTTTTCTACTTTTGTTATCTATAGATGGAAGTATAGCCATGAATCTAGTATACACGTCAAAATTAGACTTGTCAAGTCTTTTGTCAGACTTCCAAGCACTTTAAAGTTTTTTAACTTTTTTGCTCAAAGACTTGACAAAATTGAATTTGAAGTGTACAATAACATTGTGGTCCCCCACGGTCAATATATCCCCCAAGTATCCAAAGTCACATCTAAAAGTAATCCTAGATGGGGGAATTCTTACGTCTAAAAAATACCTTTAAAGACTTTAAAGATTTTAAAGTTTTGGTGTCGGGGCGTTAACTAGTTCTGGTTAATGGTCATTTTCCTGTATAATGTATAATCACGCTATAGATATATAGGGTAGAGGGTATGGTCTCCTGCCCACCCCTGAGAAGATTTTAGAAAAGATAACTTTAGACCTCAATGGTTTCTATCTCACTTGAAAGGCTTCGGAGTTCCTCAAGCTATTTAAGAGATATAAAGCATAGATAATCTTTTGTCTTTACCTTGAAGAATCTTCTTCGTAACTTTAAAACTTTAAAGTCTTTAGCATTACGAAGCCTTTCATGTTGCTTTCTTGTTTCCAATTCAATTGGCTGTTTAGCATATTCTATTGCTTGACACTCACTTGCAGGGCTTTGTTCTGTTATCAAAGCACTCAAAGTATTTTCATATTATACAATTGTAATGGTGTTCATACTCGATAATCTTTTGTGGTTATGGTCGTCTCACTGACTATCTAAAGCTTGGAAGCTTATCAGGCTTTAATGTAACTTTTGTTGAGAAACAATTCTATTGTCTCGTGAAAAGCTATTAAAATTGTCATAATAATCTCCTATTTAAGCTGGTTTACGATATTGTAAAGATTTTAGAGTGGCAAATGTTTAGAGTATTTCCTCGAAGACTCGGAAATCTCTAAAACTTTTACTTCGTAAAACTCAAGCATTTGCAACTAGAAAATCTAACAATCTCTGAAAACCATATAGGAGATTTATTATGATTTTAATTACCTTTTCAAATAACGAGACAATA